AATTTTTTAGTAAAATTATATATTAGTATCTTATATACTTTTTGTAATAAAGTATCATAGTTTAATATATTATATAATTATATGCTATATTATGATATGTTAGATTTATCTATTTTTCTATATGACTACGCCTATCATAATAAATATAAAAATTGAATATAAATATAAATATGTAAAATCTCTATTTAAGGTATAAACAATATATATATAATTATGAGTCATTATAATAATAAAAGTAATATGGGTGCCTATAATGTGTTAAATGGGTTTTTATTAAACCACAAAGTAGAGGGTAAAAATGCTACATATACTCATACTTGTTATGGACCACCTTGGGGTAAGTTTAATATACCTGATGATGACTATGATGAGTTTATTGACTATTATACGAATGCTTTGGTAACAACAAATAGAAATCTTCATATCACAGAAAANCCGAAAGAGGTTGCTCCATTATGTATTGATGTTGATTGGAAATTTTCCAAAGAAGGGCAAAAAAGAATATATACTTTAAAAGATGTTAAGAATATTTTAAAAGGTATTAAAAAGATATTAAAGAAGTTATTTGTAATCAAGAAAAAACATTTGAAAGCATTTGTTTTTGAAAAGGAAGAGCCAACAGAAACAAAAAATAAATTAGGTTATAAAGACGGAATTCATATTATATATCCATTTTTACCACTTAATACTGTTATGAGATATCTTATTACAACAGAAATTTCAAATTATACCGTAGAAAAAAAAACTTTTCAAAATATTCCATTTACAAATCCAGTAGATGATATATTTGATACTGCTGTAGTTTCAAGAAATGGATGGATGATGTATGGTTCAGTTAAATATAAAGGTAATCCATATTTTCTAACACATATTTACGATTATTCAATAAAAGAGATAGATGTAAATACTTTTGAACATCATGAATTACCAAATATATTAAATGTTAGACAATACGATAATGATGATTCTTTAGAATTTAAAAATCTGGAAGACACTGAATTAAAAGAAAAGTTAAAAATGATAGATAGTAAATTTATCAATAAGTCTAAAAAGAAGAAAGATAAACTTACTCCATCCACAATTTATGAATTTACTAATAATATTGATGTTAAACTTAATGAAGACGGTAAGAAAGCGGTTAAATTACTATCTATATTAGATAAAAAAAGAGCGGTACAAACTCAATTATGGTTTGAATTATGTTGGACTTTATATAATATAGATCCTAATTTATATCTACATTTTGTCGAGTTTTCAAAAAAAGGTGGTTCCTATTTTAGTTTAGAAGGATGTAACGAATATTGGGAAAAAGCCAAAATTTGGAAACAAAAAAATAGAGAAAGAAAGGGATTAGGATTAGCAAGTTTAGAAAGATGGGCCATGGAAGACAATAGTGAGAAGTATCTTGAAATTAAAAAAGACGAGATAATGCCTGATTTAATACATGCAGAAAGTGCTACACATGTAGATGTTGCAAGAGCGATTTATAATAGTTATCGTTTTACATATGTATGTTCAGGTATAAAAGGTGATATATGGTATGAATATCAGAATCATAAATGGGTTCAAATAGAAGCCGGTTTTTCATTATATAGAAAGATAAGTGATGAATTTACTAATAAAATTTTGGGTCTTGTTTCTTGGTATTCACAACAAACAACATTCGCAAGTGGTCAAGATAGAGATAATTTTTTCACTAAAGCAGATAAAATGAATAAACTGGTAAATAGATTGAAAGACACTACTTTTAAAAGTAAATTAATGAGCGAGTGTAGGACGTTATTTCATATTCCTAAGTTTGAGCAAGATTATTTAGATAACAATCGTGATTTATTGGGTTTTGAAAATGGAGTATTTGATTTAGAGAAAGGTTATTTTAGACAAGGTTCTCCAGAAGATTACATATCATTAACAACTGGTTATGATTACAAAGAGTATGATATTAATGATTCTATAATGGAAGATATAAATGGATTACTTTAGAAAAGTTCAAGTTGAAGAAGATATGAGAAATTATTTACTTACTCTTATGGCAAGTTTCTTGGATGGTCATATTAAACATCAAAAATTTATTATGTGGACTGGTTGCGGTTCTAATAGTAAATCAATGGCTGTTAATTTCTTACAAAGAGCAATGGGTGATTATTCTGATGTATTACCACCTACTATATTCACAATGAAAAGAAAAAGTTCTTCAAATGCTACTCCAGAGTTAGCAAATAAGAAAGGTAAGAGATTTATTGTTCTTCAAGAACCAGAAGATGATGACAAAATTCAAGTAGGTGTTATGAAAGAACTAACAGGTGGTGATAAAATTCAAGCGAGAGCATTACACCAAGCACCAATGACATATTACCCACAGTTTAAAATTATATTGGTATGTAATAAACTACCAAATATATCAGCAACTGATGGAGGTACTTGGAGAAGAGTTAGAGTTACTCCGTGGGAATCAGAATTTTTAGATCTTGATAAAAAGATTATTAATCCTAAAAAACAATTCTATAAAGATTACGGTCTTGAAGTTCGTATGAAAGAATGGAAAGAAGCATTTGTATGGTTATTACTCAATAAATACTACAAAGAATATCGCGAGAATGATTATAAAATTCATGAACCAGCAAAGGTGACTGAATTTACTGACAAGTATAAGAAAGAAAGTGATATGTTTTATGAATTCTTTCAATTGAAAACTGAAAGAACAAATAATAAGAATGATAATGTGAATATCAATGCACTTTATGACTCATTTAAAGAGTTTTACGAAGATTCTTATGGTAGTCAGAATTGTCCTAGAAAGAAAGAACTTAAGAAAAATCTTGAAAAAGAGAATTTAAGGATTAGGGGTAATTATGTTTACGGAATTATTTATACAGGTGATGACGAAGAACAAGATTTATTAAACAATCTATACAGTAGTAATTAGAAAGTTATATTACATATACCATCTTTTATTATTATTCTATTATAACTAATAGCATATATTTTTATTTTTTTATTATTAATTAGTTTTTTATCAAAATTAATTATTAACTCTTGGTTTTTTATTGTGCTGAAATTTTGATACCCAGACGGTTGTAATTCTTCTGGTTCTAAACTAAAGGAATATGTATAAATGCAAGTTTTAGGGTTTCTTGTATGATAATAATATGGCTCTACTAATCTAAAGTATTTTGAACTCATATTCTTAAAAATATACTCCTTATCAATTCTATAACTTGCAGTTTTAAATGTATCACCTCTATTAATACTAACCAAACTATTGCTAAAATTAAACCAATCATTACCTATTGGATAATTACTATTATCATACTTACCACCAGTACTACATATTGTCTTCTTCATTTTGTATAACCCATATTAACTCTTTTACTGGAATTACTAAAAGTCAAATCAATAATTAATCTATCCTTTATTACATTCCCTATTTCTATATATTGTACCTCCTCATATAAATACTTATGTGAAGTCTTTCTAAATAACTCTCTTTCAGTAACACCTAAATAAATATAATCNATTATTATATTACATTCTAATTCTTGGTTTTATTGGGTCTCCCTATATTTTTACCACTTTTAACATAACACTCATTTGAAATTTTCTAAAATCAACAACTAACTCAACATTACTATCAATACAATATAAAGGTAAAGCACATTCTGTATTCTTACAAAACCAAAAATTTAACGGTATGAATAATTCAACCATATCCTTGTGAGAACTAACTGTATATGATTGAGGATTTACTTTCCCTATCATCTCATAATAAGCAGTCCTCTTCTCTGTTGTCAGCATTAATTCAGACCATATCTCCATCCACTCACCAGTTATACAACCTATCTTTTTCCCACCTATCTCTATCCAAGTTGATTTTATTAAAGCATGACCAAGAGAATTAACCCAACTATAGTAATCATCCTCTTGATACTTATTATTTATACACACCTCACAAGAACATAAATGAAGTTCTTTATTATTGCTATCTATATTATTACACTTATTTAATGAATTAAGACTTATGTTTAAAGTTATTTTGGAAACTAAATCACCCCTCCCTTTTAATGTATATCTTCCTATTTTACCAAAATCAATTGGATTATTAAACTTATCAACTACCATATCCATTGTAAAATGATGATATCTTATATATGCAGAATGAAAGAAAGATGTCTTGGGNCTCCCTACTAACTTTAAATCAAAATTATCATACGGATATTTAAACTGTATTAACGAACCACCCGCCATATANATACTATATACAGTTTATTTTAACCAATATTTACTCATAATAATACAAAAAAAATTGAAATTTTAATAATAATGGTATAATATATTATTCTTAAATAAAAAAAGAAAAAATGGGAAAGATTCATTCATTTTTCATGCGTTCAGAGGAAGAACTTCCTCCACCACCAGTTTTGAGACGCCAATCACGGCGCATTTGTGATGAACCTGGGTGTGAGAATCACACTGCTTACTCGCGTGAGCAGTTTTGTCACGAGCACAAACAACATCGTCCAGCCGGGGGTGATTTTGGTTCTGGCCCAATCCCACTCACACGACAAATCGCTGTCAATGATCCATTCGATTTTTTCGAGTGAAGGAGATTTGACATGATCACACACAACAGCGCCCCAATCAGGGCTTGATAAATGTTTCAAAATATTAAATAATATTTTGATATATTTATCAATAAAAGCGAGAATATTCTTGACTGTATTTTTTTATTTTTAGTAAAGAACTATAAATAAAAAAAATGAAAAATATAAT